AGTCAAAATTCTTTACCCTCTTCTGATCAAATAAGTTTAGGGAGTACTTTTACCGAAAATGATTTTGTTAAACATTTAATTCCTTATGAAGGAGATTATATTATACAAGGAAGACAAGGAGGTGCCTTAAGATTTAGCACAACATCCAGACCAGCTACTACCCCAAATGAATGGAGTAATACAGGAAATGAAGAGGATCCTATTACTATTTTAACTAATGGATTAAAATTTGAACGTAATAAACAATTTTATGTTGAAAGAATAAATAAAGATGATTCTTCACTTTACTTAACTTCAACCCAAACAATACCTCTAGATACAGATAAAAAAGGTATATTAAATAATTGGACTAATCCTAAAAACGTTTCTGATTATATTAATTCTCAAGCTATTTTAAATGCCGATAGAGTTGTTTTAAACTCTAAAAAGGATGAAGTAATGATATTTGCAGAAACAAATGTTGAAATTAACACTAAAAATGTTATTAATTTAAATGCAGATACAAGAGTACATTTAAATACAGATTCAATATTTTTAGGACGTTATGACCCAAATGCATTACCTCAACCTTTATTATTAGGTAGAGAAACTATAACTTTATTTACCCATTTTATTAAAACTTTAAATAAATTAGCTAGTACTTTTTCTAAAACTATTAGCACCCCGCAGGGGAGTCCTATCATTAATCTAAATACAGCTGGAACTGAACTGTTTGCTGATTTATTAAAAGCTGCTGATTTATTAAAGAAAACACCATCAACAAGAATATTTTTAGCTCCTGATAATGCTATACAAACTAATAACCAAACACCAGCTACTACAAATGAAGAATTCCAAGTAATTCAAGCTAGTTATAGATCTCCGGCAGAAGAAACAGAAACACCTCCTACAACAAACGAAGAATTAGTAGAAGTTGAAATATGTCCTATTGATTTCCAAAGTACTTTTGCAAGTGGTAACCCTGATTTTAAAAGAGATTCAAACACTGTTAGTTTATTAGAACAAAGAGTACAAGAACTTATAACTTGTATAAAACAAACTCAAAATAAAGCAAACGTAAAATCTATTAGAATTTCAATACAAGGGGGAGAATCACGAGTACCTAACCCAGAAGAATTTAGCGTAAGAGGATCATTAGCGAATGCAAGAAGAGATAATCTTATTAATTATCTACAAAATATACTTAAAAGATCATTAAATATAGTACCAGAAATAATTTCTTTACCTTCTGTATTAGGAAATACACTATGGATTATTGATAAAAAAGACCCTAACTATATTGCAAATGTAACAGATAATAGAAATAACCAGCGCTTTACAATTGAACAATTTGTAACAGTTAAAGTAATAGCTAAACAAACTAAAACACCTCCTCCACCACCACCACCTCCTCCACCACCACCATCTCCCCAAATATGTAATTTTACTATTGATGCCAAGCAAGGATTAGTGGGAAGTAAAAATAATAATTTTATTACTTATGATAATACATTTGATGTAAAAGATATTCCTAATGGAAATAAAATTAAAATAACTTTTGGACCTCGTTATGTCCCTGATTTAATGATAGTAAAAGCAGGTAATAAAGTTTATAATACAGGATGGATAGGAGAATACACTGATTATTCATCTTTACTAGCAACTGTATTAGGTAATGCATATAATGGAAGGCCTCCTTTACCTTTCCCACAAGATATAGAACCGTGGACTGTAGAAGAAGCTATTGAACAATGGGGAACATATAATGAGGATCAATTAAAAGATGAAATGAGTCATGTATTAACTAATGTAAATTGGAATAGAAATACTATAAATCAAATAAAACAAATTACTTGGTATAATTTTAAAACAAATCCTATAAAAAAGAAATTTATACCACGAGAAGAAGATGGAAGTAAAATTCTTACTACAAGAGGTGATGATTTAACAGGGGGGTATGGTGATACTATAACAATTATTAAAGATTCTTCTTTTGAATCTATTAATATAAAAATTTATAGTCCTTTAGGAACTACAGTATGGGATCTAGTAGGAAGGTGTGTATAGTTAATTTTTCTTTTTTAAACGCTTTTTAGTTAAATATATTGAATCTATGTATTTGCGAGTAAAAACATATACTGAATCTGACCATTGTTTTTTTGAAACCACTTTTCCGTTCCATGTCCATTCTATAACAGTAGAATCTTTTTTCTGTTGTGAATAGCCATTAAAATATAAATTCAAAAATAAAATAAAAAATATTTTTTTCATAATTATGATTTATATAAAAATAAAAAATTAATTACGCCTAAACAAAAATAATATATGTCCTTTTCCAATCTTAATATAGCGCCTGTTGTTTCTCCAGATATTTTAAAAAATATATCTGCGTCTACTGCTATTAAATCTTTTGGAGATCAATTAAAAAATAAAGCTAAAGAAACATTAATATCGGGAACCCAAAGTATTATTTCTAATTTAGAAAATCAACAAAGAGTATTAACTTCACAAATAAAAGCTTTAGCAGACAAACAAACGAATGAATTATTAGAATTACAAAAAAAATACGAATCAAATCAAATTACAGAAGAAGAATATAAGGCTTCTGAAAAATCTATTAAGAATTCTATTAATGCTGAAATAGATATTATTAAAGGACAAATTGAAAAATTAAAACAAGATATAACAAATATCATAAATAGTCCATATGATAGATTAAAAAAAGAAAAAGCCAAGTTAGATACCAGTATTAAAAATTTAAAAAAGCAAATTGAAGGTACTAAAGTTAAAGCTAAAAAAGATTTAATTAAACAAGTAGCAAAAAATACTGCTAAAACACTAGCTCCCATTATTGCTTTACAATTAGCAAATAGTTTTGTTACTTTAATCTCTCAAAGAAAAAAATTAGAAGAATTAGTAGAGCAAATTAATTTATATATAGATACACAAGTTAAAGATGAATCTACTTTAACTGTAGCTACTAACTTAAGAAATAATGCTGTTATTTTAATTAATAATAGTATAGATAAGTTAGAAAAAATTAAAAAAATTATAGATAGAATTAATCTTATAATAACTATATTTAATGCTATTGTATTAATCATAAATTTAGCAACTAACCTATTACCACCATTTACCCCACCAGCTATAGTAAAAAATGCTATAGACATAATAAATAAAGCATCAGCTTTAACTGCTTCTTTAAGTGTTATATTAGCTGTAGCTTCTACATTACTAGATAGTGAAATTAATAATTTAATAGAATTAAGAGATAGTTTAAAAGAGGCTAGTTTAAAACTAGACGAAAAAGCAATTAATGATTTAACTGATGATCAATTTGCTGCTTTAAGTGATACTTTTTTACCTGCTGGAGGAAATTATGGGGATTATAAGGGCTTTAAATTTGAAATTAAAGAGGAACAAAATCCACGATTTGTTGTTAAAGGTAATAAACGCAAATATGCCGTGGCTATTGATCGTGATGGTGTAGAAGCAATTATAAGTGAATACTCATTTACACAAGATCCAAATGACTTAATAGAACAATTAAAATTAATTATTGATCAACAAAATTTACAAGGTTAAATATTTATAATTATGAATGCTAAAGTATTTAAAAATTTAATTAAAGAAGCAGTTCGCGAAGCAGTTCGTGAAGAAATCGGTATTCTTTTATTAGAACAGAAAAAGCAAGAATTAAACGAAAGTAAAACATTTAGTTTTACTAGTAATGATGTACCAATGGGTGGTAATAACGAAGCTAAAGTAGCTTTACGTAGTAAAATGGGATCTATGTTTGGATATGAACAACAACCTCAACTAAGGGTTGATCCAACTTCTGATAATCCATTTGCTGCTTTTATTGCTGATGCTGGTGCTAATATGAGTGCTCACGATAGAGCAGGATTAAGAAATTTAGATTAATATGCCGATACCTCAAACACGAACAGTAAGGGTAGATCCTTTAGATTTACAAAAAAATGTATCTATAGGAGTAGGTTTGCCTTTTAATGGTAAGGGAGTATTTAAAGTTACTTATACTACAAAAGATCAAATCAAAGCTAATTTAATTAATCTACTACTAACTGGAGTTGGGGAAAGAATAATGAATCCTGAATTTGGTACCCCATTACAAAGATATATATTTGAAGGTATTACAGACAGTAACTCAGATGCATTAGTATCTAGTTTACAAACTAGTATAGCTACATTTATACCTCAAATAATTGTCATTAGTATAACGGCTACTCCTAATACTGATTACAACTTAGTAGATTTATATATCAATTATATATTAAGATTATCAGGAGAACCTGATGAAGTAACAATACAACTTACATAGTAATGGCTAATGAAGACAAAAATATATCGTATTTAAATAAAGATTTTGGAGAATTTAAAGCATCATTACAACAATATGCTAAAACTTATTTTCCAACAATTTACAATGACTTTTCAGAAGCCACACCAGGTAATTTATTTATTGAAATGGCCTCTTATGTAGGTGACGTAATGTCATTTTACTTAGATAGTCAAGTACAAGAAAACTTTTTACTATATGCTAAGGAAAAAGAAAACCTATATGCAATGGCATATGTAATGGGTTATCGTCCTAAAGCATCCTATGCTTCAAGTACAGTTGTAGACATATATCAATTAGTTCCTTCTATTATTACTAGTGGTATTACTTCACCTGATTTTAACACTTATGGGTTAATTATTCCTACTAACACAATATTAACTTCAACTTCTACTGGTACTAAGTTTTTAACAACTCAACAAATTGATTTTACTGAAACAGGAAGTGCAGAAATTACCTTTGTAAATGATAATTTTTATCTATTTAAAAAATCAGTACCTGCTATTTCAGCTGAATTAAAAGAAACAACAATTAACGTTGTACCTAATCAAAAATTTGCTAATGCTGAAATAAACGATACCAATATATTACAAATATTAAATGTTACTGGAAGTAATGGAAATATATGGTATGAGGTGCCTTATTTAGCTCAAACTTCTATATCTAAAAAAATAGCTAATCCTAATTTTTCTACAGATCAAGTACCTTATTTATTACAGCTACAAAAGGTTCCACGTCGTTTTGTTTCTAGGATTTTATCTGATAGTACACTTCAAATAGAATTTGGAGCTGGGTTATCTCAAAATAAAACAGATGAACAAATTATACCAACAGCAGGATCAATACAAGCTGGTATAGTACCTGGAATTTCTAATCTAACAAATAATTATAATGAAGCATCAGTATTCTTTACTCAAGAATATGGATTAGTACCCGAAGGTAATCTTACTATTAAGTATTTAGTTGGAGGTGGTCTTCAATCAAACATTCCTGTTAATGACTTAACATCTATAAACACTTCAGGAGTATATTTTAAAAATGGAAATCCTGGAGGAGGTACAGCTACTACTGTTTTAAGTAGTGTTGTTTCAAATAATGCTATTATATCCTCAGGTGGACGAGGAGGAGATACAGTAGAAGAAATTCGCCAAAATGCTCTTTATGCTTATTCAACTCAATTAAGAGCTGTAACAAAAGATGATTATATAGTAAGAGCACTATCAATGCCTTCTGATTATGGTATTATATCTAAAGCATATATATCTCAAGATTTATACCAAAGTCCACAACAAACTGTAGCTTTTACTCCACAAAATAATCCTTTATCTTTAGACTTATATATTTTATCTTATAATTCTAATAAGCAATTAACTCAAGCATCTGTTGCTTTAAAAAACAATCTAGTAACCTATATTAATCAATATAGAATGGTTACTGATGCTATTAATATTAGAGATGCTTTTTATATTAATATTGGTATTAATTTTGATATTTCTATTCAAAGTGGGTTTTCAAATAAAGATGTATTAACTAGCTGTATATCTGTTTTACAAGATTATTTCAATATAGATAAATGGCAAGTTAATCAACCTATAATACTATCAGATATTACTTCTAATCTTTTAAAAATAAAAGGAGTACAATCTGTTATTAAACTAGAGGTAGTAAATAAACAAGATCCTACAGGGACTATATATTCTCCTTATAGTTATGATATAGCAGGAGCAACTAAAAGTGGTAACATCTACCCTTCTCTTGACCCAGCTATATTTGAAATAAGATATCCTAATACAGATATTCAAGGTAGAGTTATTGTTCAATAATATTTATAAAAAATAAAATATGAAACTAGAAAAATTAAAAGGCCATGTACCTGATGCTGTTATAACCCAGCTACCAGACACAATTGCTAAATTTGAATTAAATACTCCACTTCGTTTAGCACATTTTCTTGCTCAAGCCGGACACGAATCGGGTGGATTTAAAGCAGTTAACGAAAATTTAAATTACGGAGCTAAAGGATTATTAAGTATTTTTAAAAAATATTTCCCAACAGAAGAAAAAGCTAAACTCTATGAGCGCAAACCAGAAAAAATAGCTAATTTGGTTTATGGTAGTCGTATGGGTAATGGCGCAGAAACAACAGGTGAAGGATATAAATTTCGCGGACGTGGTTATATTCAATTAACTGGCAAAGATAATTACAAGGCGTTTGATACAGTTGTTACTGAATCGATTATTGATAATCCAGATTTAGTAGCAACTAAATATCCATTATTATCGGCTGCTTGGTTTTTCCATAAAAATGGTTTACATAAATTAGCAGATAACGGAGCCTCTGATGCTGTTGTTACTCAAATTACCAAACGCGTTAATGGTGGTACTATTGGTTTAGCTGATAGACTTAAACATTTTAAAGAATATTACGCATTACTTGCATAAAACAGTTTGGTAGTTACCATATTTATATATAGTAATTACTAACTATGGCTGTTTATAAAATATTTCCTGAAAAAAGTGCTACTCTCTATTCATTTTATCCATCCCTAAATTCGGGGATAGATGAAATAATGGATATTAGCACTTATTTTTCTGTTAATGGAACTAACGAAGTATCTCGTGCTCTTATAAAATTCCCATCAAATGAAATAAGTGGCACTATTGCTGATAAAATAGCAGGAAAAACATTTGATACTTATTTAAAAGTATATCTTGCTAATGCTTCTTCTATCCCGTTAGATTATGCTTTATTTTCACATCCTCTTTCTAAAGACTGGAATCAAGGTACAGGACGTTTATCAAATGTACCTATCACTACTAACGGAGTAAGCTGGGTATTTACTGACCAGTCAGGAAGTATAAAATGGACTAACGGAACATTCTCAGGAGGTACAACTGGATCTTATACAGGATCTAACGCAGGTGGTGGTACTTGGTGGACTAGTTCTTTATATCAATCAACTCAATCTTTTACTAATATATCTAGTAAAGACATTGAAATAAAAGTTACTGAAGCTGTAAAAGCATGGAATAGTGGATCTATTAGTAATTATGGTTTTATTTTAAAAAATTCACCATCTCTAGAATTTACTACCGCTTCTAAATTTGAATTAAAATATTTTTCAGATAATACTCATACTATATATCCTCCTACTCTTGAATTTAGATGGGATGATTCATTGTATAGTACTGGGTCATTAACTGTATTTACTTCTAGTTTATGTGCTGTAACAATGTGGAATAATAAAGCTGAATTCCAACAAGACTCAGTTCAACGTTTTAGAGTAAATGTTAGAGATCAATATCCATCAACAACATTTAGAAATACGTTAAGTTATGATAATGTAAAAGCATTACCTTCTTCTTCATACTGGTCAATAAAAGATTTGGATACTGAAGAAATTATCGTAGATTACGATATATCATATACTAAAATAAGCTGTGATTCAAGTGGGAATTATTTTAATGTATATATGAACGGATTAGAACCTGAACGTTACTATAAAGTATTAATTAAATCTGTTTTTCCAAATGGTGAAACAACAGTATTTGACGAAAATTATATTTTTAAAGTTATAAGATAATGACTGATATTCCTATTCAGAAAACAGTATATACTAGAGATTCTTTTTCTAGAGTAGTTGATACCCAATTTAATCAACTTATTCAAACATCAGAAGAAGAAACTCCTACATTTACAGTTGATGATTTTTTTGAATTATATGAACAGTTATTTTATCAAATTTCTAAAGAAGGAGATTCTAATTCTCATCAATATATTTTACAACGTGAAGCTGATTATTTAGGTATTAGTATTGGTCAAGATGATGTACAGGCATTATTAGATGAAATTACATCATTAAGACAACAAATATTAGATACCCAAACAACTGTAAACGAATTGACTAAAGCAACTAGCAATACATAATGGCTAATAATATAAAAATAGTAGGTAATATTGCAAATGTGCAACAGGTTTCTCGCTACGATGCTGCTGATTTAAACCTATTTCAGTCAGAGCAATTACAAGAAAATTTTGGTCAACAAGATGACTATATTGAATATTTTATTTATGACATCGGTGGAAATCTTTTAAATTTAAATTACGATTATAAAAGTTTTAAACTACCTACCACATCATATTTAAATCCTATAAATGGTTCCTTACCAATTGTTGAAATAGATCCCGTAAAAGACCTTCAAGATGCAGGATATTCCTCAGGGGAATTTAAAGTTCAATATAATTTTTTCAACATAAAAATATCTAATCCTGCCCAATCAGGATTATTTATAAAAGAAATTTCTTCTGATAGAACAGAAATAAGAGTAGCATCTACTACTATATCAAATACGCAAATTGAAGATAGAGCTTTAAATATAATAAATTCTTATAATTCTTCTTATTTCCTAGATTATATACTTGATTTTGGAAATAATATTCAAATAGTAGTAGTAAATACTGCCCTAGATAAATCAGGAATTAGTTATGAGATACTTTTTAAATTATACCAGCCATTACCAGATAATATTAGTGAAAAAGCAACCTTTTGGGTAGTTACTGAAAAAGTAAATCCATATGTTTTTGATATTAATTTAGACAGAATTACTTTACCTCCTACTGGCTCGCAGCTAAGAGGTCCTAATTTTGCTATTGATATTCCTAATCAAAATAATGTAGCTACATCATATCAAACATATGATTCTTTAATTAGTACCTTTAAAACAACAGCTGTTTCTTCTTCATATCAACAACTTTTAAGTTTAATCACTTCTCAAAGTATTGATATTAATACTGATTATACAGATTTTAATAACTTTGTTGTATTTAGCTCTGTTAAACAAAGAATAATTAATTTTTATAATAAAGTAAAAAGTATTGAAGATTATAATAATAGTATAGCTGTTTACACTCCATTAATATCAAGTAATACTAATGTAATACTTGATTATAACCTAGCAACTGCTAGTATTAATGATACTATAGCTAATTTTGATGGATTTGAATATTACTTATATTTTGAAAGTGGATCAACTTTAACTTCATCTATAGAGTATAATATTACTCCTTATCCAAAAACTGGATCTTTACTTCCTTATAATGTTTTAAATACAGGATCTGCTAAAGTACAAGAATGGTACTCTTGGGCTACGTCTAGTGCTGATTATTATGATGATCAAAATCAAAATAATTTAATTTTTACTTTACCTACTTTTATTAAAGATGATCCTAATAATAGTCAATATTTAACCTTCCTTAATATGGTAGGTCATTATTTTGACAATATATGGATCTATCTACAAGCAATAACAGATATTAATTTAGCAAATAACAATCTTGAAAAAGGAATTTCTAAAGATTTAGTTTATAATGTACTTGAATCATTAGGTACTAAATTATATAATAAATATGGAGATGTAGATAACTTAGAATTTTTAGTTGGTAATAGCGGTAGTGCTAATTTTGATAATAATTTTACATTTACTGGTTCTTATTTAAATACAATTCCACGAAAAGATTTACTTGCTGAATCTTATAAACGTATTTATCATAATTTACCTTTATTATTAAAAACTAGAGGTACAGCTTATGGTTTACAAACATTAGTTTCTACGTTTGGTGTTACTAGTAGTATTTTAGTTGTTAAAGAATATGGTGGTGATTTAAAATCAAATACACTAGATGAATTTAACAATGATAAAGTTAGAATAGTAAATACTACTGTCGTAACAGGAAATATATTATCCCCCTACATTAGTGTAGTACAATACCCAACATCATCTGATTTATTTAGAACTAATGATCTTAATTATGTAGATATATCATTTTCTCCACAAGATAAAATCGATATATATACTTCTGCTTCTATTGTAGCTATAAATCCAACTTGGAGTATAGATGACTATATAGGAGATCCTGGCTATTTATATAGTAGTTCTTACACTACTTTAGATGATCAAAGAAATATTTATTTATCTCCTTTAAGTTCTTCCAATATACCATTTACAGGATCTTCAGCTAGTGGATCTATTGGAGCTACTAATTATAATGATTTTATTAGGCTAATTCAGTTTTTTGATAATTCATTATTTAAAATGTTACAAGATTTTGTTCCTGCAAGAACAAGCTTGTCAACAGGTGTTACTATCAGTTCACCTATTTTAGAAAGAAATAAATGGGTTTATGCTAATCCTTCTCCTTCATCTGAAATAAATGTAAATGAAGGAACAATTGAAGGACCAACTATTAGTATAGAATATACTGACATATATGAATATTTAACTGGTAGTAAAGAGGCTTACTATGATGGTGAATTTAGTGGAAGTGTAATTGAATATGGGGATGAATGGATAGAAAAAAATTATAATCCTTACTTATTACCTACAGCTAGTCTAACAGCAGGTGATATAAATATTTTTAATCATTCTGACTTTAACGTATTATTTAATAATGTATCTCAAAGTTTATTATCAATACACCGAAGAATAATTCAACCAATATATAGTGGAAGTGGTTTAAATTTTGCTATATCTGGTTATTCATCTAGTTATTTTGCTGAGTTACAAGATTCATATGATACCTTAAGAACACACCAGAATTCAAGATATGATGGAACTAAAATATATAGTTTAAAATATAATGATTATACTAGTGCTTCTTTAACTTACGAAGGTGATAATTCATATGGTAAAACAGCAGTTATAGATAGAAATTCTAGTAAAATAGCAATATTTACTGAAATATCAGCATCTATTTTTCTTCCAAGTCGTAATAGGGTATCATTAAAGTATCTTGTAGATAATAAGGGAAGTTTAACAGAATTAAATCAAAGAAATAAACACTGGCAAGAAGTACAAAGAATATTTGTAGCGGGAAAATATTTAAATGTTTCTCAATTTGATAATCAAAAATACAGCAACCAAAAAACCACAGATGGAGATAAATTAATATTTGATAGTGGCTATTCTTACTATCCAATATTATATTTTTCTAACTGTGCTAAAGATCCTATAGCGTATTTTGAAAATTTAGGTGGGTTTAGTGCATTTAGAGCTAACGCTAAAAATAGTCCTCCTCTTACCATTAGTGGGGCTGTTTCTCCATCACCAAACCATCCTATCCAATCTACATTTGTAAAAAATATATTTGATATTGAAGTTGAAGATGAAAGTAATGTTTTTTATCCAGGTAATTTAAATGCTTTTCCTTCATATTCATCAGCTGAACCTGGTAATTATAGAGTTCAAACTACTTTTGATATTACTATGGAAATACCAGATGGAGAAAATTCTACTTGGGCATTACAAGTATTTAAAAATTCTGAAGTAAGTCCTTTAATTGAAGTTGAAAATCAATATATTAATACTGCTCCGGTTACTGCTTATAGAGTATTATATGCTTATGGAGCAACTGCAGGTGAACCTTGTAGTAGAACTACAAATGCCGGAGTAGCTTATTCTACTAAAAATCCAAACATTGAATACTTTACAACCGGAGATCAATTATTTACTAATGCTACCCTTGCAACACCTATATCACAGACAGGATTCATAGCACAATATATTCCAGGTATTCCTGACCCTACATTTGTAGGTCCTGTATTTATACTTCTTTCTAATGGAATTATAGGCAACCCAGCTGATGATCAATGTTAAAATAATTAATTATGTCGTTTACACAAACTAAAACATTCAACATAGACCAAACAGTTCCTCTGGACATAAATGATAAGTTAATATTTAAACTTGTTTTAAAATCATCTACTACTACTAATTTTACTGCTTCTATAACTGAGGGCAATTTAAATATTGTTTCTACTGCCCCTTCAACAGGATATACTTCAACATTATGTAATTATTTTGATTCGGCTTCTATTTCATCTTCTATAATAAGCGGTAGTACTAAAACACTTACTTTTAGCCGAGGATTAAGCCTATTCCATGATAATCAATATCAGTTTGTTCCAAATCCTCTTACAGGCTCCCAAACAAGTAGTTTGTATCCCACCTATGGGGACGTAGATTACCCATTCGCTATTAAACCATTTGATATAGTATTAACTTACCTATCAGATAATACTTATGTTGAATCTAGAGTACTAAATGTTGCTACGAGTAGTTCTGATTTAGTACAAGTTACTCTTAGTAATGAATTATCATCATTATATAGAAATAACTTAATGTCTGGTTCATATCAACGTTTCTTAGTATTAAAAAGAGTAGAAGATGAAACTAGTACTTTTTTAACATTTAAAAAACGCGATGGTAAAACATCATATGGATTTACAATTCCTGAAGATTTATCTACTAATGTTTTAGATAATATAGACACTATAACTCGTGAAGTAAAACAAAAACTATTAGCAGATCAACAAGGTACAACATCGTAACTTAATTTTTTAACATATTTATAGTATATACAATAGAATAATATGGCAATTTTAAACCCTACAACAATAACTGTAGATGCAATACTAACCACAAAAGGCCGTGAATTATTGGCTCGTAATGATGGTTCTTTTAGAATTACACAATTTTCATTAGCAGATGATGAAATTGATTATACTTTATATAATCCAACTCATCCATCTGGTTCTGCATTTTATGGTGAAGCAATTGAAAATACTCCTGTATTGGAAGCATTTCCAAATGAATCACAAATAATGCGTTACAAACTTGTAACATTACCTCGTGGCACCTCTAAGCTCCCAGTAATTAATATGGATGGATATAATGATATTTCACTTAAAGGAGGTGCTTCATTAACAATTAAGCCTCAAACACTTAATTATTTAGGTGCTACAAGCACATATGAAGCTAATGGATATGTTGTTACAATTGCTGATTCTCGTTTAGTATCTACATTTATAGGTACTGGAATTACTACTACTACTCCAATTTCAGGATTAAATACAACTACAGGAGCTGTATTATCTGTAACTCAAGTAGGAACTACATTTACAATAACAGCTCCTACAACTAACGTTTTATTTGGAACTAGCTTGTCTACTTTAACAACTACCATTACCGCTATAGGTAGAGATAGTGGAGCTAGAATTACTATACCTTTGAGTATTCAAAAAGTATCAACAAACTAATAAAATAAAAACATGTCGTCATTCGTAAGATATAATATTGAAGACCAAGTAGTAAGCTCTGAAGATGTAGTAAGAGGTGCCTGGAGTGGAGATAATAATACATTATCTGCTTTTTTTACCTCTAGTGTAGGGATTACAGAATATAATTTAAATGTATATAATACTGTTACTACAGAATCATTACAATTTTCTATCCAATTTGGTAACTTACAAGGATCCGGATCAGCTCTAATTAATACTAACGTTCCTGGATATACTCCTTCACGTGTTATATATGGTGAATATAGAAATTTAGTTTATGGTACTGAAACTGCTAATTTTAGCTTTGATAATAGTGCTGCAATTGCAAACCAAATTTATGTAATTAACATAGCTAGAGCTCGTTATAAAGAATCTTTATTACCTGGTTCTTTTAATTTAACTTTAAGTGGAAGTAGAGCTATTCAATTAACAGATGATAGTGGAACTACTAATTTAACTCGCTATATTGGTGAAAATAGAGTATTTTATATAATTAGTGGAAGTAATGGAACTGGATATGATGCTGCTGCTTCTTCCTCTTACTATGGAATGATGTTTCCAGATTTAAACCTTATTGTATTAAATGCAACTTCAGGTTCTTCTACATCTCTCCTTCCATTTATTACTTCATCTGCGACTGCTAACCTAAATCAATCTACTGCTTCTGCTGTATTTAATCAGTCAAGATTATTTAGTTCTATTGTAAATGGAAATCTTTTTCAATTAAAATCTTCTGAAACAGTATCTTCAACTTACTTCTTTACACGTATAAAAAATAGCGAATTTAACTATACTACTAACCCATCTATTATAGATGAAAATGGTAATTTATTATATACTACATTAATTAATAATCCTCAAACATACATCACCTCAGTAGGTATGTATAATGATAATAATGAATTATTAGCAGTATCTAAATTAAGTAGACCATTAACAAAAGACTTTACTAAAGAAGCTTTAATTAGAATCAAATTAGATTATTAATGCATGTCTTCATTCAAAAAGTTAAGCAAATCAGACGTTTCAGTTGTACCCTATTATGCTAATAAGCAATGGAGTATACCTTCTTCTTCTATTTCCAGCTATGCCACTGTCTTTACAGGAAATAATGTAGCTGGGATTTTCAGCTCTACAACAGATCCAACTTCTAATGGACAATATCAAAGATTAATTTACAGCCAAATTAATCAATTATTTTATCAAGCATACAGTGGATCTTTAAATACATCTTCATTAGCAAATTCAATTTACTATGAATCTGCTTCTCAACAACGTCCAACTTCTTCATACTTTATTTATAATGATAATAGTAATCTTGTAACAAATTTTCCCACTGGGTCTGGTGACCAGATAATAGTATTATCTGTAGACCAAAATACTTATGGAAATAAAATATTACCAAGACATTTTCAATTATCTTCATCTGCTTATTTTATAACAGACGATGGATACGGAAATTTAATTGATATAACCCCAGTAGCTAGTACTTATATAACTAATGGGTATTTTGATATTGATGCTTATTTTGAAAATAGTTCTCCGGGGACGTCAACTTATATAGGAAATGTATATTATGCTCAGGGATTAGTAGTTGTGACAAATCCACTTTTCTTAAGTATATTTAATGAATCTACTTTAGTATTATCTTATAAAAATGAACATATCATCTATGAAAATGAAGTTCGTTGTTTAGTAAAGGAAAGTGACTATAATTTATCGTATAATCCAACATTAGTAACCAACTATGCTAGTGGCTCTGTAAAAGACTTTGCTACTGGTTCTAATTTTTATACCTATGCTACAGCATTGGGACTATATAATGATAATAATGAATTATTAGCTGTTGCTAAATTTGGTAAACCAATGCTGATGTCTCCAGACACAGACATGACATTTGTAGTTAAGTATGACACATAATGATTAAACTAATAAACATATTAAAAGAAATAATAGCAGAAGCTAAATTTGAAGATATAGCTGTAGTGCCATCTAAAGGTATCCAGAGGGGTACATCAGAAGAAAGTGCAAAATCATTTGACATTAATATAGAAAATACAGCAGTAATTAGAAAAATGAAATTTACACCTATGGGTAAAGCAGGTTCTGCTACTGCATTTAGTTATGAAGGACCTGGAGGGAAAGCATATACTGAGTTTAGTTGGAAAGATGACACAAGTCAATGGGATGTTTGGAAAAATATGAATTATTTAATTTTAACACCAAAAAATTATGTTCATTGGTATCATGGAAAAATGCCTGGAGGTAGTTTTAAAGATGACAAAACAGGACAACTTAATACCGGATCAACAGGAACTCCACTACCAGACTTAACCGTTGAAAAATTTGGATATAAAGTATATAAAGCATTACTTTTAGAACCCAGCGTAGGATTTATAAAGAGTGAAAAATCATCAACACCAGCAGTAAAAAAAGCAGTTTACGCTAATTTAATGAAAGATAATGATCTAGCATGGATTTCAGCTGGTGGTACAGGAGGATTAGATTATGATAATATAGTAATTATTAATCCATCCTATGCAGATAAAAATAAAGTAAAACAACAATTTGAAAAAGAAAATCCAAACAAAAAAATTTATACATCTGATAATTTCTAAAGATACTCTTTAAAATAAGCTTATGCATAAATGGAAAAGCTGGGATGTAATAAATCCAGAAAAATATTTTGGTTTTGTTTATAAAATAACCAATAATAAAACAGGTAGGTTTTATATTGGTAAAAAAGTGTTTTGGAATAATAAAAAACACAAACTTACTAAAAAACAACTTGCTGAACAATCAGGACCAGGTCGCAAACCAACTCATGAAGTGATTCGTGTTGAAAGCGATTGGAAAACATATTGGGGTTCAAATAAAGAACTTCTTGCTGATATTAAACAATATGGAGAAGAAAATTTTGATTGTTGGGTATTATCACAATGTAAAACCAAAAAACAACTTACATATTGGGAGATGCATCATCAGTGTTTAAGTGAAGTTTTAATTGGTAAGAACAGAGCATACAACGACAATATATTAGGTAAGTTTTTCACTAAAGACTTGTTATAGGCAAGATTACTTCGTATATTGAGGTTATGGATAATACAGCCTTACTATTTCTAGTAGAATCAGTACTAGGCAAGGGACAATCTACAAGCAAAGGCAATTATGCTTTTAAATGTCCTTTTTGTACTCACCATAAAAATAAGATGGAAATTAACTTACGTACAACCGAAAAACGTGAGAATTTCTGGCATTGTTGGATATGTGGTGCTAAGGGTAAAACTCTACTTAGTTTATTTAAAAAAATTAAAGCACCACAAGGCAAAATAAATGAACTAAATATCCTAGTCATCCCAGACAATACTAAAAGTATTGAATTAAGTGCTATACAATTACT